ATGGGTTTTGAGTTCTTGCGGTTGTGAGCAGAGGACGAAGTTCTTGTCGCTATATGTATCATGGCAAGTGGCATACGCTGCAACATGGGAACAGATATCGTCTGAATTAAGCGTTTGCGTAAGACTGCTGATGTTACTGCCCCAGCGCAAATGGTAGCCTGTAACCGCCCCACGGTTCTTGAGCAACGATACGTTAAAGTTGTCGTATTTATATTCACCGCCAAACACGTCAACAAGCGAACCGTCTGCACCGCCCATAAAATCTCCGAGAGTACACGGAGTAACAAAACCGAGTGTCATGGAGGATTTTGTGGTGATATCAGATGTAAATTTAAAGTAGTGCGCCCACAAGGTCATTTGCGTTTGCAAGCCCTCCTCATGTCCCGTGCAAAGGCGATACCACCATTCCGCAGGTGTGCACATTATGTCTGTCTGATTTTGTACTTCAACCAAAAAATTGTTATACAAATTATGCTTGATATGCTTTGCTTTGATTACAACGGATTTTTTATCTTTGTACTGCAAATTATAGATTTCAAAAAATTGCGGTTCGTCTGTCGGATTTGGTTTTGCTTTGACAAAGAGTTGTGTATCAAGCAAATCGGCGCAGTCATCTGTCACCAAAAGCTCAATTTCAAGCAAATAGTTGCCGTTGCGTTCTTCGGTAACTTTTCCGCTTATAATCTCGGTCATCATACCGATTTTAAACATTGCATTTTGATTCAAAATATGGGTTGTGTTTTTCAATTCGTATAGCAAGGGATAAAACATTTACAAACACCTCCAATTCGGGGTAATGCTAACCTCGGCATTGCTAACAGCTGTAACCGTAACCTGATTGTTTCCGACAAAAAATTCGGGTGGTAATGCATCGTTGATGAATTTCGATGTACCGTCAGACTTATACGCTCTATTCTGCATCGATTCGCCGTCGAGTAGAGCGTAGTCATAGCCCGCAACGCAAGACAATGTATATTTTGTTCCGTTAATAGTTAAATTAGCCTTAGCGTTACTGCCACTGCTTGTATTTGTATTGGTAATCTTGACAGTTGGTAAACTTGCGTATTTTTCGGGATTACGCAAATTCACCGCCTTATTAACCTCTAATTCAATAGGTTTAGCACCAATCTCTGAGTACCACCAAGGAACACGATTGAATTTGATTTTGGTTGTAAGCAACGAGGGCAACTCTCGTACAATGCTATCAATATTTGATATGTAAGCCTTAGTAAAATAACCGGGATTATAAGTGTCTTTGTACTTCTGATATCCCCGATTTAAGGTCAGCCATTCAGTAACAGCCTTAGCAAGATGATGTGCGGACATCTCAGACAAATACGGCAGAAAACAAATTTCTCTTTCAAACTCCACATTCTGCCACCTGCCATTATCGAGGAGAATGTCGCCGTCCTTGTATGGGATTTCAATTGCTGAAATATCCCTTTTGGAAATTTCGTGCTGTGGAGCTTGTACGAATCTGCCACAAAAATAAGACAGCCATTTGTCTGCAAAATAAAAATTATGCATATGCTCTCTGCCTCCTTGTTATTTCATCGGCAAGCCTGTTGCTGATATCATCAACCAAGCTGTCAATGTCCATATCGTTATTAATCGCAACAGAAGGAATGTTAATACTGATATTGTTGACTATATTGGTTGAATCGTTTTCAAATACCGAGCCTCTGCCTTCACGCTTTGACTGACGGTATTCCTCAGCCTCTTGAGCTGTGAGAACTGCCTCACCGGCATCAAGATATGCGGCAAACTTATCGTGTGGGACATAATCAATACCGGCACGGAAACGAGGTAAGGTCACTTCCGGAATCGGATCTATTTCCCAGCCTATCATTGATGTTGCCCAGTTTACGCCTTCCAACAACTTATTGATAATCCAAATAATGCCGTTGATTACATTCTCAACAAATGTAGGTAAAAGGTTGAAAACATTCTTGAAAATGTTAACAACACCGTTCCACGCTTGTTCCCAGTTTCCCGAAAAAACACCTTTTACAAAATCCACAATTCCGTTAAAAATCCCCGAAATCGGTTCAAGAATTTTTTTGACTCCTTTAATTGCACCGCCTAAAACCTCCGAAAAGATTTGCGCCAACCATTCAATCACCGGAACAAGAGCAGGAATAAGTGTTTCAAGCATTTCACCGAGTAGGTCAAGAACCGGGCGAAGAGCATCAAAAACCATTGAGATGACAGGTGATAGCTGTTCAAAAACAGGCTGTAGAATGCCGACAATTGTATCGCACAACTCACTGATAATCGGGATAAGAGGTGTAAGCAAATCATTCAAAAATGTAGCTAAGTCCTCTATAATCGGAGTAAGTGCCGCTAATAAACCGTTGAGCAGAACACTCGCCAACTGAATAAACATCTCAATTACGGGCATCAGGAGCTCTACAAGCGTGCTAAACAGAGGCATTATAGCCTGAATTATCTGCATAAAATACGGAAGTAAATCCTGAATAATCTGCAGTAAAGGCGGAAACAATTGTTCAACAATCTGTATGATGAGAGGGGCTAACTGCTCTATAAGCTGAGCTATAAACGGGAGCAATTCCTCAATCAATGGCATAATCTGTTCAAGCATTGATACAATTATCGGGGCGACCTCTTCGCAAATGTTGATTAAAACAGGGGCAAGGTTGTTTGCCACACTCTCAATCAATGGTGAGAGCTGTTCGAGGAGTTTACCGCCAAGACCGATAAGAGAGTTAAGGACAGGCTCGGCGACAGCACCAATCTGAGCCATAGTGTCAGACAACTGCTGATGAGCTCTGTTAGATTCCATTACATCGCCATTTGTTTTCTTGTATTGAGCCGACGCATCAGAATATAGCGATGTGAGGGTGGATGTGATTAACTGCTGTCTTTCTTGTTCTGATGAGCATTTTGCAAGTTTTTCGTTGAACTCATCTTCTGACACGCCCATCCAGTTAAGAGCATCGGCAAGCGGACCTGTTACCTGTCCAACTTTTGCGGTTTCATTTGCCGCCTCTGTCAAACCCTCAATAGGCAAGGAATCACCGAATTGACCGTAAACACCTGTGCAAATCTCTGTCCAACTTTGCAGGTCTTTTGTGGAATCGCAAAGCAATGATAAATGATTAGCCGCCTCAGTTGCTTGTCCGCTGTCGCCAACCACAGCATAGAGGTCGGAATATGTTTGCTTTGCGTCTGCCGCTGTAAATTTGTTTGTGGTGAAAGCTGTGTCGAGTTTACCCATTTCGGTGCGGTATTCTCTGGTATTTTCGGCAACTGACGATAATGCTCCGACACCTGCCGCCGCACCTCCGACCATTGCCGCTCCCCATTTGCCTGCGGTTTTGATACCGTTACCTAAGGTTGCGGCAACACCTTTACCTTTTTTCTCGGTTTCGGCGATTGATTTGTTTGCTTCATCATTGTTGACGAAAATAGAGCCAAACAGCTTAAATATTTCAACAGCCATTAGCTACACCTCCTCCCATTTGTAGTTATCAAGATAGTTTTCAACTTTTCTTTCGATTTCCTCTGTATTGACACTCTCAACGCTTTCAGACCGTGTCGAGCCTGTTGCCTTGTTTACAAAATCCATGTACGACAAGCCTGTGAAATTTCCTACAACAGTCAAAATATAGGCTTTGTAAAGCAATTCGTCATTACGGTCATTTATAGCATTTTTGATAATCTCGACAGCCTCTGAAAAAGACAGCCTTTGTAGTATGGCAGTATTGCCGCAACAATACTGCACGAGCATTCCATATGTTCTTACTTCAAGGCTGAGAGCGAGGTAAAAAAACTCTTAATATCGTTCTCCCTGATGATTGTCTTTACATTGTCAAGAACCTCGGGGATACTCAATTTACTGATATCATCAGCAGTAATGTCGCCTCTGATGTCAGCAAGTAATGAATAAAATTCCTGTTCTGTTTCTTTGTTTGACAAAGAAGTTAACAGAGTAATCACAAATTCAAGGCCGACCGCTTCGGTGTTGACCGTTTCATCTTTGCTGTTATTTTTAACAGCGATACGATTTGCAAAGTCTGCAATTTCCTCTTTGATGTCTGCCGACTTAATGATGCGAGCAAGAGTGAATGCGTCTTTAATGCTTAATTTTCTCATGATTATACCTCCGCTGCTTCCGTTGTTTCTGTCGGTCTGAAAATCTTAAATGGCGGTTTGATTTCCTCATCCGAATCATAAACCTCAGGCGAAAGGTTACCGTAGAACTGAGCTTCTACCTTGCCGTTGTCCTTGTCAGCAATCGCAAGTGTAAGACCGTTTTCGTTAAAGCCGTTGAACACCTGAATAATGCACGGCTTATCCTCTCCGAGGAGACAGCCTACCCAAGTGATATTTTGAATGTAGTCACTGTCAAGAATAACATCTCTACCTGTGATTACATCGTAGCCTACGACCTTTTCGTCTGTGCCTTTGTCAGCAATTCCAAGGCCATAAATGAAGTTCTGAGTAGTCATCTCAGCAAGTGTCGCTTTAAGGTAAACCTCCCAACCGTCAACTACCGTATCGCCTTTAGTTCGTGTTTTTACACCGTCAAATTCAAGGCGGCGGAGTATCGGCTTAGCTGAATATTCACCACCTTTTATCGTTACGCCAAGGCATTTGCCTGCCTTTTTAGCACTTGCATATGTGTCCGTAGCAGGATCGTAATTTGCGAAAAACGCACCTGCATCAAGGAGCATATGGTCAGCTGTCTTGGCATTATATCCGCTGTACGGCTTAATTTTTCGTGGCTTAACTGTTGCCATTTTAATCATCCTTTCTTTCGTAAACCCTCAATTCAAGGGTTGTCATTATTCTGTTTATTGTTTTATCGGATTCAGCAACATACTGCCTGTCGCTGTTATTGTAGAATTTGTAATGCCGTTCACCTTGTGTATAGGTTGCCCTCGCAACATCCGAATAGATTTCATCCACAATATTGTCGATTTTCTCGGTGGTGAACCTATCATACAGATTAAGCGTAACAAGATATTTCTTGTACGGCTCATCGGTGTAAAGCTGTTTAATCTCATAAACAAGCCTCGGAAACCCGTCACCAATCATAAAAAACGAAGGGGCATACTGCGATAAAACCGCACTCAAAAAATTCTTAATGCTATTCACCGCTGTATTCCCCCTCGTTCAATTTGCGTTCTGCCTCTTCTGTACCTACGGCACTGAGGTATTGCTGTTCAACCTTTATAATGTCCTTGATATTGCTTTCGGCGGCGTCGCTCAATGCTCCGATTTTTGGGTATTTATTCGTGCCAATCTCTTGGTACAGTCCGTAAAATCCACCCGGCTTAAAACCTACCTGCAAGTCAGGAATTTTTTGCTTTGAGCGTACCCAATACTGCGTATTTTTCGCCAATCGCCCCGTCCTGCGTTTTATTTTTTGTCGTGACCGTTTGCATACAAGTTTGCCAACATCACGCAGAGCGGCTCTTTCAAGCTCTTTAAGCGTATACTGAATGCGGTCAACATTGCTGATTATCTCAACACCGTTTTTGGTAATTTTAACTGTTTTCGGGAGTGACATTTGTTTCACCTACTACTGCCGTTAAATACAGTTCCATTCGTTCTGTATCTTTCGCCGAAAAAGTGCGGTAAATTTTGTACCGCTGACCTGCAAGAATGCAGAAGTTTTCTCCGTTGTACTCAAACTCGCTTATGTCAAGCACAATGTCGGGTTTAAATCCTGCCGCTGCAGCCTGAAAAAATTCTGATTGATTCACAGACTTTTTAACAGCGAAAACCTGCCTTTTTACTTCCTTGGTAATAAGTTCACCGATATAGTTCGTTCCGCACGATTTCAGTGAAACCAAGGTAACAATACATTCACTATTCATCGTTTGCCCTCACTTTGCTATATTTCAGTCTGCCTTTGATTTTCGACAAGATGATGTTATAACTGTTTGTCAGTTTATCATCAACTGTTTTTGCGTAATTCGCCTTACAGTAAACAAGTACCGCCTCTTTTATAAGTGCGTCAGGTTTTTTGAGCCAGCTTGGATGCACTCCTATGCGTTCTAAGTCGGCTAAAACAAAGTCAATGTGCTGTCGGATGTCCTCATCGAGGGCATCCGAACTAATTTTGCGAACTCTGAGTTTAGCCATTGTCAATAAATCGTCTGTTGATGACATTTAATCATCAGCCTTTCTTCACACGAACAAAGCCGTTGTATGATGCCGTATTACCGCCCACATACATTTCAGCCTTGTGTGCAATCTGTCCTGATTTAAATTTGTACTCAGTTGAGATTGACACATCCATGTCAGAAAAAACAGCAAGTTCATAGTTAAAGAACGGACCGTATGCCATGCAATACTCGCCCTTGGTTGTTCCGGGTGCCGAAACAGCTTTACAAGCTGAGTTGATGATGAACGGAACGCCGTCAATTGTACCGGAATTACCGTTGTTCTTAATATCGTAAACCTTCTTGCCGTCATCTGTACGGAGCTTTGCAAAAGCCTTGAGGTCGGCTTTGTTGAGAATAAGACCGCAAAAGCCTTCAACATCTTCTTCGCCACCGTATGAGTAAATGATGTCGTCAAGGGTGGTTCCTGTGATTGCGGTTACCTCCATATCCGTGGTAGGATCAATTACCTTTGCAGGTGCATTGAAAATGCCGACAATTGAACCGGTTTCACCTGAGCCTACAAGAATCTGCTTTGAAAGCTTCTTTCTTACGGCTCTTGATGTAGAATTGCTGATTACGGCATCATAAGCCGCCGGGGCAAGTTTGCGAATTGCGTTAGGCTCTTCCGCATATGCAGTAATGTAGGTTTTATTGATATCAACATAATCGAACGTCGGTTCTGCTGTTGCCGCGTCTGAACCTTCTGTTGTGTAGTCGCC